GTTCCGTGGTGGTGAATGTATCCTCACTCCACCTACCTCCAGAAATCTCGTTCGCAACAGTACCAGGCATACGAACGGACTCGAAGATAATCCAGTTTGACCTGTCGAAAACACGATAGCGCCCGGAAGGTGTGTTAACAGGAGTAACGGGGAAAATACGATCACCGTAGAGAGCCTGATCCTGATAACCAACAGAGAAGTTGGTTAGGATAGGATCAGAATAAAGGGTACCAGGATCATACATTCGGAGTTCTCACCACCTTCCTATGACAGAGCGCCGGTGGGATCAAAGAACAGAGCAATACGATCACCGGCATTTGTGGAAGCGTGACCAACACAACGACCAAGAAGTCTCTTACCAGAAGCACCCACAGCAAGAGAAACACGACCGTCCGACTCCATCTGAACAGACTGACCTACAGCAATTGCACCAGTAGCCTCAGCCTCAGTGATACCAAGAATGCGAACGCTTGCGCCCTTACCTCTTGCAAGCTCAGCAGCAGAAACACTGAACTGTGGGAAGCCGTGACAAACATCACCAATAGCAGAGACGGGGCCAACTGTTTCTGTAGCCGTCAACTTACAGGCACGAAACTTTGTAAGAGCGGCAGCAGCTTTGTACCCCTTGTCAAGAACAAAGTTACCGTATGCCATTGATTATTTCACCACCCTCACGCGGGTAGAGTAATCTTGTAGGACTGAGCAAGATCAGGAGCCTTCTTGCTTGCTTCATCAATGCACTGAAGATAACTCCACTCGGGATGCTCTTTCTGCACTCTGTCGATAACTTCTGCAAACACCTTACGAGCATTGGCAACACCAGTAGTAGTCGTTGTGTCAACATCAGGGATAGCGTCGTCAGCAGACGAACCAATCTCACCAAACTCGACAATTCCACCATGAACGATAGCCTTCATGCACTCTTCAAAATCCTCCACAGAAGCAGTACCTTCTGCGAACTTCTTATGAACGTCAATAACCTTCTCCAAGGCCGCAACGCTCAGACCCTGCCTCGTATCTTTTAGGCCATAACCCTCGGCCTTACGGATACGAGAGACAGACTCAGAAAACGTCCTTGCAGCGTTGTGACGATCACGTTCCATGAGACGATTGTGCTCCTGCCAGAACTGCGGATACTGTTCAGCAAAAAGCTTTTCCTGTTCGGAAGCAGAGACAGCATCACGAAGAGCACTCAACTCACCAAAACGAACCTTGACAGCCTCAACGATCTTATTATCGTCATCAACGTCAAGCACGTTACGAAGCTCACGGAGATCCTTCTCAGTAAGCTCACCCACTGTGTATCCTCCCTTCGAGGGTACGTCAGTTTTATCATTACGAAAACGAGAACGAACTTCATTAAGAGTCGAAGTCAACTCATTCAGCGAGATTTCTGCACGATCAGTGTCTAGCAGAACTTCAATCCTATCAGTCAGTTCCTTGTTACCTTCTTCACGCCGCAAAGCATGAAGTGATGCACTAAGATATCCACGAGCCTCTAGCTCAGAAAATGTATGGCCCGGATCTAGAGCGATTGGAGGAGTATCCCTGCGCCAACCTTCTAATCTATCCGGCTCACGGATACCACTCTCATCGTCAAGACGTTCGGGCGGTGGACTACTGATACCAGGCTCGGTGTGTTCCTGAGAAGCAACTTCTCCCATAGAACCTCCATGACTAGCAAGAATTGCTTGAGCTTTAGATTGGAGTCTTTTCTTCGTAGCATCATCAGTTCCAGTCATCTGTGGAGCACGCGCAATTGCATTACGCAAATGAGGAAGGTCGATATTGCCGCTAGAGTCCTTATATGGCAAATGCCTGAGAGAGCGGGGAACCGTCTTTCCCTCCGCGTCCTTCTTTCCCCCAGATTCTACATACAAGAAGGCCGAATCGGGAAGGTTGTTGATGTAGGCAGTTGTCCATACAGCAAACTCTAAGTCAGCAGTTTCCTCAAACAGTTCTGAGAAGTTAATCGGCATAAGACCTTTTGCAATCGGGCGATTTGTCAAAGCGCCACCAACAATCACATCAACAATTTCAGCACCTTCGTTGTTAGTCCATTCATCATCCCACTCAAGCGAAAAGTACTTCCACTCTTTGTTCTTCAATTCATCCTTAGCGTTCTTAGTAAAATCAATTCCAAGTTTAAGTTTACCATCTTCAAAGACTGCATCACGAATCCAACCAGCAGCTTTATTACCCTTAGAAACATCTATACCGTGATCGTAATTAATGGCAACTTCTTGACCTCTAACATTACTATGAAAATTCTTAACGAAATTGAGGATCTTTTGTTCGCCAACCTCCACAGGACCATATGTAGGCGTATGGTATGTTTTGGCTGCAATTGCCTCAAGCCACGTAATGCCATCATCGGCAACCTGTGCAGTATCAGCGAAACATACGTATTCGCTATGCACTTTAGCCTTATCTCCTAATCTCGCATACAATGCCCTTGCCTGTGCTAGTGCTTCCTCCTTTGTCGCGTGCCACCGGCCATTAACATCGCCAGTTTCGAGATTTGCAAGCGCCCAAGGCTTAGTTTTATCAGGGGCTTGTTTAGGCCAATAGAAAACCTGATAAAGCCCCATTCCAGGCTTGAGATGCTTTAGCGGTGATTTACCGGCTATCGCAGGCATCGTGTTTCATTACCTCTAGTCGAATGTCTAGCCAATGATCTGCACGACGGACAGTGTTAGCACGCTTAACCCTATTATCAGTATTTTGGAGAATCACAGCTAGAAACGTCAGGTGAATATCCAGTTGTTCAATTGTGTAATCTGGCGCTTGGAGTTCAGGGACTTCAAGCGTTTGAGTCATTTCACACGGCCCCAGAACTAGGTGATTTACCGACGTTACCTGCGCCGCCATTAGGACTTGTAATACCCCTTTGACCTGGGCCTGACGGAAGATTCGCTGTAGGAGCAATACCAGTATCAGTTTGCGTTACTTGACCTTTACTATTAACAGATGAAGTCTTAGGCGAGAGGTTAAGAGCTTCAACAACAGAGACTCTTGCAGGACGCTTCTCAAGAGGTACCCACGGAGTTTGCAGCCTCGGCATATCCATCTGATCCCTAATCCACGCCTCCGTCTCTTCATCGACAGTTAGCCCACCAACGTCAATTAGGTTACGCATAGCAGCAGCCCACATCTGCAAATCTTTTGCCTCACCGACGTTACGCGCTTTAAGCTGCGGAAACTTGTCAGTAGGAAAGTTGTATGCGACTAGTCGCGGTATCACATACAGGTTGTAAATCCCGCAGATGCCATCAGCTACATGACGCATTGACTTTAAGAACATATCCATCGCAGTTGCAGCAGTAGCACGACCACCGCCACCAGCACCAGTCCCCATGTTAAGGAACTGAACCATGAGATTCTTCATAATCATTGTATCGTGATGGTCGATGGATTGCAGCACGTTCACAGGATTGCCCTTAATCTCAGCAAAGCCTACTTTGATTGTCGGAGGTCTAACGATATAAGAGTATTCGTTAGTACGTAAGTTAGACGCCATTGTGTGTGCGGCTTGGATATCCTTCTCTGCCGCACCTGGCTGAATTTCAACGTCAGGTACACCTATGCCATGTCTTTCTTTTTGAATCGCATCAATCGCATATAGACGATCTTTGTAGAACCAATGCTTATACGCGCTCCGCAAAAATGGCAAACCCTCCACAGCGGATTTACCTTCCTGGTTGAGCGTGAAGATAGCACACTTATCAATGGGAATCTCTTGTTGAGTTGACTGTCCAGTATTAGGGTCTAAAGCTTGTTGTATTACACTCGCCGGCCCACCATTCTTATCATAGGTAATCTGTGAGATAGTTGTGGGAGGACGGTAAGCCATCTTACGAAGCGTGGTGTAAACCTTGCGATTAGCAGCAGCATTTGTTTTTCTCGGTGCCCATTCTCTATTCTCCCACACAAGCTCAAAGATTGAGTTACCAAGTGCAGCCTGATACATGGTGAGTATCTGCTCAAGGACAACAGCCCAAGGAGTCGTCATTCCTTCAAAGAGGTTGAAATGCACGAATTCCCAAATAGCAAGGTCAAGTGGATCTGTACTATAAGGATCAACGAAGAACTCAGCACCAAGCACAGGAGCTTTACCCGCATTAAGACTCATACGAACAGAGGCATCACCACGTATCATTTGTGTGTACGTGCGAGACGCGACAATTGGCGTAGCAAGCTCTGGTACGGGATCGACAATATATCCCTGAGTTTGACTACCTATCTCAGCAAGCGTCGGAGCCTTAATATTCGCGGCTGGCGTCGCTTGATAGGTAGTGCCAGTAACTTGTCTAGCGGGTGTACTGCTCTTTTTTGTTAAACGTATTCTAGCCATTATTTCAGGGTTATGCCACCTGCATAGCGGAAGAACCCTGCTGCCTCAGTTTTCTCGTAGCCACTATACACATCCGATAGGCTGTAGTTTCCACCCATCACAAAGTATTCATTGAAGAAGTAACGTAGAGCATCTGCCGGGTGGTCAAACTGTCCTCTAGCGATTTCATAGCCGTGACCATCCTTTTTACCATGAAGATTCTTTAGTGAACGGATCGTATCTACACAACGAGGATGAATTATCAGACCTGGCAAACC